ATCATTAATACCTGCCCATTGAATTCTGTTTGTTGCACCTGATATATTTCCTGTAACTAGGAAATCCCTAACTACTCCTGAAACTTTAAATAAAGGTGCTGTTCCTGCAGTAACAATTGTACTTAGATCTGCAAAGGCAGTTGAAGTTCCCATTAAATAATATTGGGCTGGATCTACTCCATTACTTGCAATAACATATTCACCAAATTGTGTGAAGGTAATAAAATCAGTTGTTTCTCCTGTTAATGGAGTTCCTCCATTAAAATTAGTAACAGCCATTCTAGTAGTATCTGAAGAAGTAACTGTAAGGTTATCGTTACCTATTGCTGCTCTAGTGACAGTCACTACATTTGCTGCTGGGTTAGCTGCTGAAAAATTAGCATGTGCATTAATACAAGTAAAAATATTATCTGCTGTTGTATCATTATCTTGATTATGAAAAAATTTATTTGTAGCAGGTGTTCCTGTGCCAGCACCTTGACAAGTAAATGTAACTGCAGTTCCAGCATGTGTTGTTAAAACAATTGTTGAATCAGTTGCTATGTTCGAATAATCAGTAACTGTAATTGTGCAAGTAGCATAAGAGTTTGATAATAATGTTCCGCTTGCACCTACATCAGCAAATGATCCTGATGTTAATTTATATATAGTATCTTTAGTAGCTACAAAGTTATAAACTGTGTTAGAGTTATCTCTAAAAGATCCTGCTCCTTTAGAATCTTTCACAGCAGTATTTGAACTATAACTAACTAAAGACGGAAATCGTTTATAGCTGTTCTGTGCATAGTAGACATTAGTTGCTACATTAGCACCTTTCTTTAGGTGATCAGGTTGATCGGGTAGCCATTCTCCAAAAGGTACTTGCATTATCTGTTCCTATAAAATGATAGATCGGTTTGAACATCTGTTCTTTGTGCAACAGGTGCTCCACCATATGAATCTTGTCTGTCGTTATTTTCGCATCGTTCTAATGCTGCAATATACATTTGTAACCAACCTTGAGTTTGTTGTTGGTCCGTTCCTCCTAAGAAATTAGATGAATGAAAAAGACTTCCATACAAATAGATTCCAGGATGTTTGTCTAAAATATAATTTGTTGCATTAGAAGAACTAAGAGCTGCGATATTTTTGTAATATGATAAGTAACCAGTATAAGTAGTATCAGGTTTAGGACCAAATCTGAATTGTTCAGTTTCATTATCTGCTTCTATAGTATAAGAACGTGGTCTTCCTGTTCTTGAACCACCTCTTATTTCAAATAAGTTCTGGGGTGTAATATATTCTAGTGGATATTTTGTACTAGATAATAAAAGATAAAATGATCTTACAGAAATAAATCCTGTTGGTACAGTTTCAGTTTCTTCATCAATAGTAACAGTATCTATCTGTTCCATCTGTCTAATTCTTAACTTAGCATTATAATCTGCTTCAGTAAGTTTAATAAAGTCATCAGCTATCTCATCAGTTAAATCAGTTCTATTTAACCAATTAGCAATTGATGCTTTTAATTCTGTATACGTTGATATTGCCATTACAATGATCCTTCTGCTGTTCTAAAATATCTAAACTCACTACTATTCAGTTTAGTTCTCATAATTTTCTTTTGTGTATCTTTAGGTAATCCCCACCAGTTATTACTTCCATTATATTCTTTAGTCCATATCTGAAGTATAATAGGAGGGACACTAGCAATTCTTTTCATATCTCTTGAGGCTGTATAGCCATCATTTTGAGTATAGAGTTTTTTATTTCTATCTAGTAAAGGGTCAAGATTTTGTTGATTATGGATGGTTAATTGACCATCAGACTCTTGTATGTAACGAGTCTTAACTCCTGCATCCCATTCGGTTGATCTTACCTTTGTCATTACTCTGATAATTCAGTAACGTATAATTCTCCATCACTACCACCAACTCTTAACACAGCAATCTTTTCACCTGGTGTTACTTTAATAATTTCAATTTCTGCTGCAGGCAAATACGATGTAGTTGCTGCTGCTGTTGGTGAGGTTGCTACTTGTATGTGGCAAGCAATAGTGCTTACTACTCTTATGTATTCTGTACCATCTGTAAATGCCGAGCTTGCAGAAGATGAAGCGGCTGAAGTTAATTTCAGTACAGTTCCATGTCTTAATCCATAGTTCATGTTTTGTTCTCCTTTTGTTTAGGGGATGTTTCCATCCCCTGAATTAATTATCTTCTTATTACAAATGTTACGTAAAGTACTGCAGCATTAGTTGAAGCACCATCGGTAATTATTTCGATAGTTCCACCTTCAGCAACTTCGTTAGCTGCTGTTGGTTCTGATGTGTCTACATCTCCTACTGCTGATCCTGAATATGCAACAGAAATTGCTCCGCCTGTAATAGCAGTTCCACCTATTTCGAAAGTGATTGCACCATTAGCAGTTGCAATAACTGCTTGAAGTGCTGAAAATATTTTTATTACTTTTCCGCCATCAGGGATTGCAACAAATGTACTAGATGCTGTACTAATATTGGCGATTTTTGCTGTTATAAAATAGTCGTTTAGTGTTCTCATTTTGTTTCCTCATTGTTCCGCCCTTAACCCCTCTCAAGACTTCAATGTTATTAAAATGGTAGGCGAGTAGATTTGAGGTTACTCGCCTATCCACGTGTTAATTATTAACTAGTTGTTAAGTCTGCTACAACGCCTGAAGCAGCCTCGTTTCTTGATTCTAGAGTTGCCTCTAAAAGTAATTGTCTTTTTTCTGAGTCTCCAGTTTTTGACAATTCATGCATTGTGAAGTCTCTTAAGAAAGCTACTCCAAAATAATCCATGTCTAATACCCAAGCATCTCTATCTCTAGAGAATCTGTTAGGTACTACTTGTAGTTGACCGAAGTCAGAAGCGTAAACATCTACTGATGTGTATAAAGTTGCATCAGCACCTGCGTCAAATCTAGTACTGTTACCAGTGAATCCTGACAATTTTTGTTTATTGAAAGGTCCAACCATAATCATAGTTGGATTTCCACCAGCATTCCATACTGATTTAATTACAGATTTCAAGAGAGTTTCTGTGAAGGCTCTTTGAGTTCCATCAGTTGCTGCAGTATTACCTACAGATCCTGAAGTACCCGAAGTACCCATAACGTCATTAGTAGCAACCCATGCTCTTAATGAACCCATTTCTCTTGCTGCTGTTGCTGAACCTGTTACTTCAGCATTGTTAGTTGTTAGCATTGTTTCCAAATCTCTTTTAAGCTCCTTAGCTCTTTTAGCGACTTGGTAAGCTATTTCAGATGCACGACCAGCTTTATCGACTGCTTCCTGCGTACCTGTGATTACGATAGTCTTGTCCATAATTTGGCAAGAGTTAGATAATCTAGTTGTAGCAGTAATAGCGTCTAAAGTGGCTTCGTCACCTTCGATTACAGCATTGGATGATGAAGCTGCCGCCAACGTATCAGTTTGCCATTCATGAAGAACTGCAGTTGCTTTTGTTTTAGCTGCAGAACTTAAAAATGGCGTGTCAGTTGGTGCGATGTTATAAATAACATCCGACAGGTCTTCTCGTTCTCCAATGGAATCATACGTGTCAAACGTATTGGTTGGTTGTGCCATTGTATATTACCTTTTTTGTTGAGATTTAAGATTAATCATATCCATTAAAGCACTTTGGGCTTCTCGAATGTGCCCTGTTTTCTTCAATTGACTGATTTTATTTCTTATTCCCTCTCTACCTGAACTTGTTCCTGATTTGGCTACTCCAGATTTTAAAACTTTAGGTGCGTTAGCTACCTTCTTCTGGGCTATAGGTCTTTTATCTTTAACAGATTTATAACTCATAGCATCTCTAATCACCATTAACATTCGATGATCAGCCAGACTCCCAATTTCACCATCATTGAATCCATAACTTCTAAGCGTTGTACGCATATTGGTTTTGAATTGGTCGGTTTTATTAGGATCGCTGTACTCTGGTATTTTAGCCGCTGCTAAGTCTCGTTGGGCAGTAACGTACTCATCATATTGTTTATGATAAGCATCCTGTGCTTTAGACTTCATTCCATCTAGCTGCCTTTGTTGTTCTCGTAACTGGTAGTCCAGTTTAGCTGCAGATGTTGGATCTTCGTCATAAAGTTTTTGGAGATCCTTACTACCTTGTTGTTGTCTGATGAAACTATCAGCAGTTCCAATCAAGTCGTTTAGTTCTGATAAACGAGTATCATAAGATTGACGAAAACCCTCCTTTTGACTATCAAGATCTTTTCTTTCTAATCCTAAAGTATGAGTTTTTTGTCTGTAATCCGAGTCTCGTGAATAACCTGCTTTCAGTTCATCGAGGGTAACCTCTAACTCTTGACCGCTAACTTTAATGCGGTGGAGTTCGGGTTCCTCTGTTTCTGTTTGCGTTTCTTCTTCGATGTCGGGTTTTTCAGTAGCCTCTTCTTTGGGAGTTTCTTCAGACTTTGATTGACTCTCTTTTGAAGGTTCCTCTTTGATCTCTTGAGGTTGCTCTGATGGGACCGCTTCTTTTTTCTCTGGTTCTGCTTGTCCTTCTTTAGGATTCAGAAGTCCAGATATTTTTGAAGCAGCACCTTGAACAGTTTGTTCTTGTGCCATTGTAACGTTCCT